ATTATGGCTAATCAAAAAGTTTTAAAAGAAACTCCGTCAAGGTCATCCCCTCCAAGTTCAAAGCGTGGATGCCTTTGCAAAAACACTTTAAAATATAGTGTTAAATGTTGTGATGGAACTTTGTGGGCGCAAGGAATCGGACCTATAACAAAAACCCCTTAAATCGTTAATTAATTATGCCAGATCAAAAGATAAGTCAACTCACGGCAATTACCACGGTAGCCTCTACGGATGTGCTTCCCATTGTGGATGTGAGTGATGATACAACCAAAAAAATAAGTATTTCCCAAATAGCGGCTCAAAGCCCCGTGCAAAGTGTAAATGGTTCAACTGGTTCAGTTACCGTTCAAGCAACACTTGTAAGCGGAAGCAATATCAAAACCATTAATAACGAATCACTTTTAGGAAGCGGAAATATTACCATTTCGGGAAGTGGTGGAGTTACTACCCTTGATGGGTTAAGTGGTGCGATTACATTGGTAGAGGGTGCAAATGTAACCATCACCGATAACGGCACAAATCAAATCACGATAGCCGCTGCAAGTGGTGGTGTTACCGACGGTGACAAAGGAGATATAACCGTTTCAGGTAGCGGAGCGACTTGGACAATTGACAACGGTGTTGTGTCAAATGCTAAATTAGGCACAGGAATAGACGCTGCAAAGTTGGCTGACGGCAGTGTAAGCAATGCGGAGTTTCAATATTTGAATGGTGTTAGTTCTGCAATTCAAACGCAATTGGATGGTAAAGTAGATGAAAACGCAGCCATAACAGGAGCGACAAAAACAAAAATAACCTACGATGCAAAAGGGTTAGTAACTGCTGGGGCAGATGCTACAACGGCAGACATTGCAGATAGCAGCAATAAACGATATGTAACTGATGCACAATTAACCGTTATCGGAAACACAAGCGGAACGAATAGCGGTGACAATGCGACTAATTCGCAGTATAGCGGTTTAGCGGCAAGTAAAGAGGACGTTGCAAATAAAAGCACATCAGTAACAACAGACCAAGCCTCCAACACAAAATACCCATCAGTTAAAGCGGTATACGATTGGGCAGTAGGGTTATTCGCTACTATTGCTAACCTTGCATTAAAGACCGATAAATTGGTGACAACTAATCGCCAAACGGCATCTTACACACTTGTTTTAAGTGATGCTGACAAGTTAGTCGAGATGAACGTGGCGAGTGCGAATAACTTGACCGTTCCCGCTTCGGTTTTTTCAGCAGGTCAACAAATTCTTTTGGCACAATATGGTGCAGGACAAACGACAATAGTTGCGGGTAGCGGCATGACTATTCGCAGTAATGGTGGTAAACTTAAACTAAACGTTCAATATAGCGGTGCAACTTTGATATTTTTATCGTCAAGTGAAGCCTATTTATTTGGAGATATAGCGTAATGATATTAGCAACACACGGAATAGTTGGTAGTTCAATAGTGCAAGTGGATGCCGATTGGTTAGCATATTACAACAGAGTTATTGCGGCTGGTGGATCATTGACAACAACTGAACAAACCGCAACTCAAAAACTTGTTAAAGACTTAAAAGATTACGGCATTTGGACGAAAATGAAAGCCATTTATCCAATGGTTGGTGGTGGTACGGGTTCAACTGCTGCAAGACAAGCAGCGTGTGCGCAAAACCTTAAAAGTTCAAGTTTTACAGGAACATTTAGCGCCACTGGTTGGACTTATTCAAGTACGGGAGTTTTAAATTTAGGAAGCGGAGAATTTGATACGGGCTTAAATTTAAATATTATGAATTCAATTAATGACATTTCATACGGATACTACAATCGCACCAATACACAATCACAAGGTTCTTTTGGTTGGGGTAGACCTACCGGCATCTTCAACGAATTTTGGATTAGATACACAGATGGGAATAAATATGGATATCTTTTTGATCTTGGCAATGATGGCGGTGCAGTATCTGATTGTAGAGGATTTAATGCGATGTCACGAACTGCATCAAATAATAAATTTATACAATTAAATTCAACAATTAATACTTTTACAAGTATGTCAAGTGGTACATTAGTTTCAAGAAATTTCATCTTTGGTCGAGGTTCTCAAGGTTTTGAAGAACGAGAAAACGCATTAGGGTTTATTGGTGATGGAATCACATCGCAAAATATGAGTGATTTTTACACCGCAGTTCAAGCATTTCAAACCACACTTTCACGTCAAGTATAATGATAGGATATATTTTAACACCCGAACAAGCAGAACAAGTGCAAGGAGTATTCATCAACCCTTACTGCTTTATTAACTGCGTTCAAGATATCAATGATGTTTGGTTCTTTTTCGGCAACGAGCAAGACAAAGAGACTTTTAAAGATTCAGAATATATGTGGCTTTTTGAATGTCCACAAGGCGAATATATACCTAAACCATCACCTAACCCATTCGATGAAACTACCAATAACCTTTGAACAATTTAAAAGCGATCCAACCAAGGCAATAACCTTTTTAATGTTAGTTGTTGTGAGTGTGCTATATTATCGTGCTGAACGCCAAAGCAAAGCCATCAATGACCGTTGTGAGAAGCGGTTGGAGTTGTGTGAGGCGAAGTTAGAAAAAATGTCTAAAATGTTAAAAACGCAAGATAGTTTGTGTTCTGCGTTAATTACTGAAATAAGCATTTATAAAAATTTAGGTAAGATATGAAACTACTTTACGGAATAGCAATAATAGCCTTAATTATGGCGGTTGCAATTGAACCTGATGTTGAGCAAAAAGCCGAAGAGCAAATTGAGCACTCAAAAATGATGTGTGATTCTGCTGCAATGGTTTTAGAGGAGATTCACAATTTGAACGATAGCCTATTAATTGAAAAATATTTCTATGAAAATAAGTGAGATTTTTAAAGGTGATAAGGGCGAATTTTCATCCAAGAGGTTTGTGGGTGTGGTTGGTGCTTTGGTGCTTTTTGGCAGCCTGGTTTATTACAATACTGATCCTTTGGTTGAAGCGGTGGAGTTCATCACAATATTCTCGTTGGGTTACACGGTTATAGACAAATACACCAATGGCAAAAACAACGCAAGTCAGTAGTTTTAAGGCGAAGCCCAAATCAAAATTGGGAAGGCATACTAAACACGTTAACAAACACAAGTCAAGCAAGGCTTATAAAGGACAAGGCAGATGAAAATAACACAAATACCATTTAACGATTATTACAAAGAGGCAACCAACAAAACTCAAATCTACCTACACCACACAGCTGGTACTGGTAAGGGTGATGATGTATTTGGTTGGTGGGGTAAAGATAAACCACGCATTGCAACTTGTGTTGTAATTGATCGTGACGGTTCAATTAAACAAGGTTTTGGCTCACAATTTTGGGCGTATCATTTGGGGCTGCCCAACTCCGTGTTCAAAGAAAACGAGTTGACTTACCTGAACTTGGACAAGTTGAGCATCGGAATTGAACTAATTGCCTGGGGGCAACTAACCAAAAAAGGTGAGAAATACTATTCTTATACAGGTAAGGAAATCCAAGGCGATGAAGTTACCACATTAGCAAAGCCACACCGAGGCTTCAAGCACTACCATTCATACACACAGGCTCAAATTGATGCGGTTGTACACCTATTGAAACTTTGGAAAGACAAGTACGGGATTGATATTTCCTACAATGAAGATATATGGGATGTAACTAAACGTGCTTTGAGTGGTGAGAATGGCGTTTATACGCATTGTAGCGTGAGAAAAGACAAAGTTGATACATTTCCCCAACCTGAATTGATTGAGGTTCTTAAAAGCCTTTAATTCCATTCACTCATAAAAACCGTTCATTCACAAAAAATGTGCGGTATTTTTACTTATTCGTTCTTTTTATTTTTGAAATATAAAATATGGGTGTATATTTGCTATATGGAAAACACACAAAATAACTATCCACAAGAATTAGCGTGGATTACTTTTATGGGAGAAAATTATGAAAATGAATGGTATCCCATTATGATGAATGGTAGACAACTTATTTGGGATGACATTTTCATTATGGAAATATGTCGTGAAAGATACATCAATCAATTTTGGGGTATTTCAAATACAAGTCAAATGCTAATTAATAACTCATTAAGAAATAATCTATAATCAAATAGGGGCTTAACCGCCCCTTTTAAAAATAAACTATATGAAAACAAGAAGTAACAAAACAACACGAGTTTTTACCGTGTGGATTAACGGTTCAAAATTCACTACTATGCCAATGACAAAGGAAGAGTTTGCGGAGGCTGAATTTAACACGATTAACGACTGGAAGTCTTACCCTTATTTTAAATAATATGACACATTTAGAATTTCAGTTAGTATTTGTATGTATTGCCGCATTCTTTTTCGGCTTGTATCTTGGAATTGACACTAATAAAAAAGTAAAATGATAACAAAACCACACCAACTATTAAAAGAGATCCTTGCAGACACAGGGATGAAAGATGTACCATTGACATTCATCAACACTATTGTTGACCGCTTGGAAAAATCCATTGAAATGGAAGTCAACTTGGCTTACAAAATGGGTTATGATGATGCTAAATTTGAGAACCCACGCAAGGAAGATTTTTATAATTACTTACACGAAAAGTCAGAGTAATTGTTTATATTTGAAATATGGAAACACACGAAGCATTATTTGACTTATTCACTAAAAACACCAACACCCAAATCGCAGAGGCTACTGGCGTAAATTACTACACGGTAGCCACTTGGCGTTGGAAATTCAAACAAAATCAACTATCAGTAGAAAAACAAATCGAAATTTTAACAAGAACAAACTATAAATTAAAATCATTATTATTATGGAAACAAGAAGCAAAGTAACACAGGTAACTGGCAACGGAACATGGAATTCGCAGTACGGATTATTGTACAAATTTGAGGTACATTTTGAGAATGGAGAGTATGGTACATATATGTCCAAGAGTTTAGACCAAAATAAGTTTGTCGTTGGACAAGAAGCCGATTACACCCGTGATTCAAAGCAATCATCTAACGGGGCAATGTACTACACCATCAAGCCTGTACAACCACAACAACAAAGTTTTGGTGGTGGTGGTAAACCAGCGTACCAAAAGGATCCTGAAACCGAAAAAAGAATTGCAAGAATGTCAGTCCTTAAGGTTGCTGGTGACTTGGTTGTTAATGGTGTTGTAAAAATGCACGACTTAACAAAGGTTGCATCATTTTTAGAACAATACGTTATGACTGGGCAAGATACAATGACAACCATTTATGCCGCTGCTGAACCAAAGCCACGAGCAAAGAAAACGGATGGCATCTTGCAAAACTTTAAAGAAGAGGAAATCAACGAGTTTAACGATGATTTGCCATTCTAATGAAATGGAATTATAACGAGATTCAGTACCTCAAAGATAATTGGGGTACTTTATCGGTCTTGATGATTGCAAATAACCTTGGAAGGACCTATTATTCCGTGTATGCAAAGGGTGATGAGATGGGGTTGAAGGTCCACCATAGGTTCACATCTAATGAGATTAAATTCCTGAAAGCATTTTACCCAACACGATCCACAAAAAAGATTGCAGCCGATTTAAAACGCAGCGTTTCAGCAATCAGGACAAAGGCGTGTCAACTTGGGTTGTCCAAGACAAAGGAATACAGGTCAAAGACTGCCAAGATTCCAAACGATGGGCATTTCAAAAAGAATCAATCATCTTGGAATAAAGGGTTAAAACTTGGAAGTGAGTGGGGTGGTGTTCACACACGATTCCAACCAGGTCAAGAACCTCACAACAAGTTACCAGTTGAAATAAAGGAAGTAAACGGATTAATCAGAAAACTTAAAAGAAAAATATCAAGAATATGAGCAACAATAAACAACAAACAGCAGTAGAGTGGTTGGAAAGTAGAATTACTATTTTAGAAGGATTGCGGGATTTCGGTGGAATTTCAAGAGTTGAATACTCTGAAGAACTAACAAAAGTAGTACAACAAGCCAAAGAAATGGAAAAGGAGCAGATGATTGATGCAATAAATAATGTTTCTGAAAATAATGTTAAATATGCAAATATGATTGTATCATCTTGGTCACAAATAGAAGGAGAATTATTTATGCATAACACAAAAGTAGCAGAACAATACTACGAACAAACATACGGAGGAGGTAACAAATGAAAAAACAAACCGCACTACAATGGCTTATTGGTCAATACTACGATAACGAAGGGGCTATTGGAATAAAGCAATTAGAACAAGCCGAAAAGATAGAAAGGGATAATATCATTAAAGCCTACCAACAAGGTATGACGGATGGATATGGTGACACTTTGGACTTTACAAATAACCCTGATGGGGAAATTTATTTTAACGAAAATTACGGAGATGCCTAAAAACAAAATTGAAGATTTGAGAAACCACCTATTTGAAGCGTTGGAGATGCTTAAAGATGGTGAATTGGCAGTCGACAAAGCCGAGGCTATTGTCGGAGTTGCACAGGTTATTGTTGAGACTGCAAAGGTTGAAGTGGCTTATATTAAAGCACTTGAAACAAATAAACATACAGGATTTTTGCAATTAGAAAATAAATAGTTATATTTGTTAAACCAAATCCAAAAGGGGGTAGTGTCACACCCGCTGCTCTCTTTTGTTTGAAAATTACGAGAAAACAGAATCGGGCAGGATTCTAAAAAATAGAACTTAATACCCTCATTGGGTTTAGTGGACTGCCCTCTACTAAATTCATTGGGGGTTTTTTTATTATGAATTTTTTAGAAAAAGATTTAGAAGAAATCATCTACACATCTGGAAGGGATGTCTTAGAAGAAAGAGGTTTGACAATTGATGGCAAACTGTTGAGACAAGTTAAAATCGGTAATTACGGAATTGCTGATCTGATTGAATTTGTAAGACCATCATATGATGGACCTGACAGAGAAATTTTATGTCCAGGTAGAATTACAATTTATGAATTAAAAAAAGAACAAATAGGCATTTCTGCTTTTTTGCAATCTCTGAATTATCTACAAGGTATCACTAAGTTTTTACAGAAAAAAGAAATCGATGGTCATTATATTATCGATATAGTTTTAATAGGTAAAAATTTAGATACATCAGGTTCATTTTGTTTTATTACAGATTTGTTAAGTATAAATTCAAGTTTTGTAGATAAATACAACATTTATGGACAAAATGGAACTATATCATATTATACATATACTTATAATATAAATGGGTTAAATTTTCATTTGAAGAATGGATATGATTTAAACAATAATGGTTTTTAATTATGGCTATTTTTAGAAAAATCCACACTTCATTTTGGTCTGATCCATTTATCCAAGATTTAGATAATGACCACAAGTTGTTCTATCTGTATTTGTTGACCAACGAGAAAACAAAACAATGCGGAATATACGAAATAAGTAAAAAGCAAATCTCATTTGAACTTGGGTACTCTATTGATAGAGTATCCAAACTTCTTACATACTTTGTTAAAACGGGTAAAATTATGTACTCCGAAGAAACGAAAGAGATTGCGATAAAGAACTGGAATAAATTTAATGGTTCGACATCTCCATTGGTTGTAAAGTGCATAAAATCAGAACTTTGCAATGTTAAAAATAGAGTATTGATAGAGTATGTAAATGGTATACATACTCCATTACAAGAAGAAGAAGAACAAGAACAAAAAGAAGAAAAAGAACAAGACACAGAAAAAGAAACGGGTGTAAGTGCAAATCCTTTTTCTATTGAAGAAATCTTTGAACAATGCTGGAAGGCATATCAAGGGGCTTCCGATAGACAAGTTGGAAGTAAACAAGATGCCCTGAAAAAATTTAAAATTTTAGAAAAGGAAGATTTAGAGAAAATACGTGTACACCTCCCGAAATATATCCTTAACCACCAGCGCACAAAAAAGACCGAGTATTTCCCGAATTTCACGGTCTATTTAAACCAAAGAAAGTTTGAAGATGAAAAGATGCCGTATGCCGACAAGGTTGCGGAGTTTGAAAATAACCTGAATAATTGGTACAAAGAATGAAAGTTTTAGTTGCTTGTGAGTATTCGGGTGCGGTTCGTGATGAATTTATTAAACTTGGTCACGATGCAATGAGTTGCGATTTGCTTCCAACGGATGTACCTGGACCACACTATACTGGTGATGTTTTTGATATTATTAA